TGTGTCGTATTGGCAGGCTGTGCCAAACGTACTGACGCAATAAACGTCTGTGAATCCGGCCGGCAGATCAATCCACCCGCAAGTTGCAACCGCAGGAGTTGCTGGCACGTCGCCCAGAACTGGCCCCAGCGCTGAATAGTTGAAGGTGAAGATCGCGGTTGTATCTTTCGCGTTCAGATAGATCAGACCATCACTGCCCAGGGTGACATTGTTGTCAGGATCGGCAGAGACTGCTGTAGGGCCAGGGGGGCCTTGAGGGCCAGCGGGGCCAGTCGCACCAATGCCGATCCAGGCGATGCCATCCCACTTCCAGCTATTACCGCTAGCAGGATCTTCAAACTGCTCACCTACTGCTGTAGGTATTGGAAAGTTAATCATTGCAGGGCCTCCAGGGTGGTGATACGGGCTTCAAGGACTGTCATTAAATCTCCCCCACTGCGGTGAAGTGCATAGTCACGCTATGGACTCCAGGCGTTGGGTTAATGGGGAACCAGGCCCCTCCAGCGTCATCTTGGGCTTTGCAATACGCTTGCATTCCAGTAGTGGCAACGGTGTAAACCCAGGTGATAAGGTTGTAATTGGGGATTATGCCGACAAGCGTTGCGGTCACGTCGGGCAAAGCCTTAAACGTAATTCCGAACTGAACATCGCACAGGGCATTGAGGATAGTCCCTTTCCCTGAAACCTTTGCGTACTTTTTGCCGTTTGGCAGCTCAAAAGTAGCCACAGTGCTTGCGTATGGGCCTGTCGCTCTTGGTTCGTAAGTTGCGCCGCCTAAAAATAGCTCAGCCTCTTTCGTGCCCGTATAAAGCGCAACGCCTGTCAACACCCCTGGATAAAGGTTGTTGAGCAACGGGACGTTCAGGTTGCCAGTCATCGTGTCGCCGGTCTTCAGCACATAGCCCGACAGATCGGGAGTGCCGCCACCGCTAACCGTTACCTCAACCCACTGCCCGCTATCACCGTCGTCATACCAAATGAATAGCTCAGCCCGGTCAGTGCGGAACCACAGGTCGCCATCAACCGGGCTAACGGGGGCAGTGTCGCCAGTATCAACAGAAGCGCCGGCAGGCGTATAAATCAGCCCATCGGTGCCGAGCGTTGAGGTGTTACCCGCATCGGCAGAAACTGCGGTAGGGCCAGGGGGACCGGCGGGACCGGCGGGACCGGCAGCGCCGTCAGCGCCAGCTGGGCCTTGGGCGCCATCGTTGCCAGCTGGGCCTTGGGCGCCTGGCGCACCATCCGCACCAGCTGGCCCGGCTGGGCCTTGCGGGCCTTCAGGACCGGGAACAGTCGAGGCAGCACCGTCAGCGCCGGCCGGGCCCTGCGGACCTTGCGGGCCTGTGTGTACTGCCCAGGTTGCCCCATCCCAAATCCGCATCACTGGGGGCACAACGCTGGTGTCGTGCCAGGTCTCCCCAACGCTGTTGCCGCCACTTCCCTGCGGCGCTGAGTTGGGAGCGGTCGGACCCACATGAGCAGGGCCGACCTTCACCAGTCCGCCAGCGGCGCTCTTGATGAACACGCCAGGCGATTCGACTGACTGGTTCTGCGCCATTTGGCCATCTGCCATCAGGGCAGGATCTGGCCGCTTGTCAGGCGTCGCTGTGCGGTAGTGCTGAAACTTGGGTGGCATGTTGATACCCCTCAGGGCCTTGGTGATACTGCCTGCGCAGCCGTAACAAATCTAACTAGGTGTGGTCAGAAGACCCCCTCATCCCCACTGACGTAGATCAGGCCATCGCTACCCAGGGTGGCGTTGTTGCCAGCGTCAGCCGACACTGCGGTAGGGCCCGGCGGACCTTGAGGGCCAGCGGCACCGTCAGCGCCAGCGGGGCCAGCCGGGCCTTGAGCGCCATCGGCACCGGCAGGGCCGGGCACAACGGAATCAGCGCCGGCCGGACCGGCAGGACCAGCCGGACCCTCGGGACCGGCGGGGCCTTGAGCGCCATCGGCGCCAGGGGGGCCGGGAACCGTGGAATCTGCTCCTGCGGGACCAGCGGGGCCTTGAGCGCCATCGGCGCCAGCGGGACCAGCGGGGCCTTGCGGACCGGCAGCGCCGTCGTTGCCAGCCGGGCCGGCCGGACCCTGCGGACCCTCAGGGCCGGGCACAACCGAGTCAGCGCCTGGCGGGCCTTGCGGACCGGCGGCGCCGTCGTTACCGGCAGGGCCTTGAACGCCGGGAGCCCCATCGGCACCGGCCGGGCCAGCCGGACCTTGCGGACCCTCGGGGCCGGGCACAACAGAATCGGCACCGGCCGGGCCAGCTGGGCCTTGTGGACCCTGCGGGCCAGGCACGGTTGAATCGGCGCCGGCCGGACCCTGCGGACCCTCAGGCCCCTGCGGACCCTGCGGGCCAACCCCAGCCGCAGCAGCCAGCCACTGCGTCCCGTCCCAGTGCTTCAGGACTGGCGATGCCGGATCCGTGGTGTCGAGCCACGCTTCGCCCAGGCCGTTGCCAGCTGATCCGGCAGGGGTGGAGTTCGGCGCAGTCGGACCGATGTGGCAAGGGCCAACTTTGACCAGACCGCCGGCCGCATCCTTGAAGAACAGGCCCGGCGACTCGACCGGGTAATTGAGCGCGATCTGCCCCTCAGCCAGCAGGGCCGGATCAGGGCGATCATTCAGCTTCCCTGAGCGAATGTGTTGAAGACGAGGTGCCATCCTTAACGCCCTCTCGGGCCGGTTGGTAAAAAGAAGGCCAGCCCTTGTGGACTGGCCGTGTGCTCAAGCCGTGGTGCCGTCAGGTGTACAGGCCCTCGTCAAGAACCCCAGTCACTGACAGGACGCCAGCAGCATCAACTGCCAGGCCTTCGCCCACGCTCACCACACCAGTGGTTGTGGTCGTGGCCACGTTCACGCCAATCAGCGGAGTGGTGGCAGTGCCGCCCACGGTGATCGGCAGAGTGCCGGCAACGCTGGTGACGCCAGAGACGCTGGCCGACTGGTTGTAGACCCAGCCCGTGCCGTCCCACATCAGCAGGTCGCCAGAGTTGACCGTCGTGACCCCAGTCAGACCGAAGCCTGCGTTGGGGGCGCCGGTTGTATTGGCGATGTAGACGTGGCCGATCTCGGCAGCAGTCAGGGCCGGCGGCGCTGCGGTGGGGTCCAGGGAACCCATCAGCTCCAGCACTTCCAGCGCCAGGCTCAGCGTGCCGTCAACCGCAACGTCCAGGCCGTTGCCAACGATCACGCCGCCGAGGGCAGTCTTGGTGGCGATCGGCAGGGCAACAGGGGGAACGCTGCCAGCGCCGAGGTTGGTGGTCAGGATGCCAGTGGCATCAATGGCCAGGTTGGCGCCAACCTTCACACCACCCAGAACGGTGTCCGAAGCGATAGGCAGGACATAGCCAGTAGCCCCGCCGCCCGCGCTGACCCATTGAGCACCGTCCCAGAGCTTCAGTTCAGTGGCAGTGGTGTCCCACCAGAACTCACCAGGAGCGTTGCCCGCGAAGCCGCCAGGCGTTGCGTTCGGAGCAGTGGCACCCACATAAGCAGTGCCGGCCATCGAAAGGCTGCCGTCAGCAGCCTTGAAGAAGACGGCTGGTGATTCAGCAGCGGTGTTGATGGCAATGGAGCCGTCAAGCAGCACCGCCGGATCGGGCCGCGTATTGGCAGCTGGATTCCGAAGGTTCTGCCACTGAGAAGCAGCCATGATTGGTCGAGTTGAGCGTTCACCCCAGCCTAACTAGGCCCAGCGAAGCGCTAGCTAGCTAGACCGGCGGGTAGTAGATCCCTTCGTCGGTTTCGCAGTCGCATACTCCCGGCGGGCCGGGCGGGCCCTGAACGCTGCTGACTGCCGTCCATCGCGGCGGGTTCCACGTCCAGGTGGTCACGCCATCGGTGTAGGTCTCGCCCGGCGCCGGGTTGTCAGGGAAGTCCAGCGCCATCAGTCGAGCCCGTAGAAGCCTTCGTCAATGTCATTCTGGCCGCCGCCCTGAGGCGCAACCGGCACCCATTGAGCACTGCTCCCGTCGTCGTACCAGAGGAAGGTGTTGCCGATGGTGGTGTCAAACCAACCAGCCCATGCGAGCGGGTCAGACGGTGGCTGGGGGCCAAAGTAGATGCCTCGCCCAGTGCTGCCACCCTGCGGGGTCAGCGGCACCCATTGCTGGCTGCTGCCGTCGTCAAACAGGATGTAGCCGCTGCCGTCGGTGCTGTTCCACCAAATGGTTTCCGGGACCACCCCAACCGGCGGCACCGGGCCGCTGTAGACCTCCTTGCCGCCCGCGCCACCACCCTGCGGGCTGAAGGGAACCCACTGCGTTGAGCTGCCATCGTTGTAGAGGATGTACCCCGTGCCATCGGTGGTGTTCCACCACAGATCGCCGATCAGGGCCTGAGCAGGCGGGGCTGCACCTCTCCAGGTCGGCAGATTGTCGAGCCGGCGCTTGTCCGCAGCCGACATGCTGCCCGGCCGCGATTGGGTCGCCGTGTCGATGCTGATAGTCCAGGCGCTGCCGCCACCGCTTACCCGGATCGGAGCGATGGAATCGAGCACAATGTCGCCGCCGGGGCCAGGGCCGGTGCCACCGCCGCCCTCGCCATCCACGTAAGCCGTGGCCCACACGGCGTCATAATCCGCCCGGCCTGTCTTGACCAGGATTTGACCAGGGGCGCCGCCAGGCGGCAGCAGGCCAGGTTTCGCCGCGACGACGAGGGCGTTGTAATACCCCCCGCTGTTCGGATCGAACCCCTCAAAGGCAACTCTGGCCATGGGTTAGCCCTCTCAGAAAAGACCCTCGTCAAGCACCCCGATGCTCATTTCTTCAGTCACCGGGTCCACGAGCACTTCATCACTTGGCTTCACCGTGCCTCTCAGAACCCCTGATGCCACCTGGCAGTAGCTCCACATCAGCTCGTTCGCTTCCTCCTGATTGGCGACGTTCAGCATGGGAACAGAGAAGTCCCCGCCGACAACCAGCACGTCTTCGTCGTTGACCGCGCCGCCAGCGCCGCTGATCACGCCAATCTTGATCCAGTTGGTGCCGGTCCCCAGCGAGAAGATCCAATCGCCAACCGCCAGGGCCTCCTGCGGTGCCGGCGTCACACCCACACCCGGCTGCGTGACGATCAGGTAGAGGCCGGCATTGATCTGAGTCGGATCCGGCAGCGCATTGCCCGCAACCACGCCGGCCAGGTTGCCGTAAGTGCTGATCGACTCGACACGGTTGGTAGCGGCGTCATAGGTGCCGCCGAAACGAGCGTTCTGCTCCACCGCTGTGCCGTAGCCCAGGTTCATCCAGTAGCCGTTCTCGACCGACCCAGGGCCGTCAACGGTGCCAATCCAGATGTAGGCCGAGCGGTCGATCGGGTTGACCCACCATTGGCCTGCGAACTCAGGTTTCGGTCGCTGCTGGTTGACCTGCGCAATGCCGTAGTCGGCCAGCTGGTAAGCCGTGATGCTGTTGTAGCCAATGCGCGACGAGTCGAACGTCCCGCTGGTGATCGCGCTGGCATCGAGGCCGGGAATGTCAGTCGGCGCAAGGTCGCCGCCGGCAATCACATGCCCCGTCTCGTCTGTTGAGACCTTCGTGAAGGTGCCGATGCCGACAGGGCTTGAGACGTGGCTCAGCACGCCATTGACCACCTGAAGCGGCAGCGCCGGCACTTGCACGCCGCCGATCGTGGTGTCCGTCGCGTTTGGCAAGTCGGTGCCCACCAACCGCGCCGATGCGACAACGTGCCCGTGCGCGTCGTAGCTGATGCCACTGATCGTGGCAGCAGCAACCCGATTGCTATGGCCCAGGGCGCCGGCGACGCTCACTTCCAGGCCGCTGCCGGGTGGGACGGACACGCCGCCCAGGTCAACGTCAGTGGCTGGCGGCAGGTCGCTGCCGATCAGCGCCCGGTGAGCAGTGATGTGGCCCTGATCGTCAAACGAAATCCCGCTGCGGCTGCTGGCGGCGATCGCGTTGGCATGACCGATGACGCCCGCCTGCCTGTTGAGCCCTCGGCCAAGCGATGCAGGGTCGATCTTGTCGCCCGTCACCGTGTCGTCGATCAGCTTGGCGCCATGCACGCCAGGGGCGATCTTGCTGTCGGTGATCGCCTGATCCTGAACAGCTGCGGTGTCCACCGCGCCATCAGCTAGCTCGTTGGCGGTGATGGCATCGGGAGCGATCTCCCTGGCTGTCACCGAATACGGGACCAGCTTGACGCCTTGGATGGTGGCGTCATCAATGAACTGCAGCCCGGCTTCCAGGAAGCTCTTGCCGTCCAGCTTCTTGGTTTCAGAAGCGGACAGATCGGCCAGGGCCAGAAGGTCAAGGCCCTGCAGGTCCGCTTTCTGGAGCGGCGGGAGTTCTGAATACCTGAGATCCATGCCTTCCGGCCGCAGCCCCGACTGTTGCCTTGATTCTAGGTTTCGTACACTGGGAGGCCCGCGCCTTTGCTGAAGGCCACGTAGGCGATGAACGCCTTCTCGGGCGTGTCGTAAACGCCGATGCAGACCTGTGTGCCGTTTAAGCGCCTCTGAGCGCTGTACCTGCCGGGGGCCTGAAGAGAGACGCCACGAGGCAGGTCATAGACACGGTGGGTGTCCCTCCGGTTCATGTGGTTAATGCTCATGCTCACGTCTCTCAGGTTCTCGATCCTGTTGTCAGTCCTGTCTCTGTTGATGTGATCAATGGTCTGCGGCACGACGCCGTGGTGCATGATCCAGACAACCCGGTGAACCAGGAGTCTTGACCTTTTGCCATCTTCAGACCAGCTGACGGAGAGGTAGCCGTTGGGGAACTTTGATCCAGCAGGCTTGCTCAGGTTTCGCCTGTTGTACCCAGGCTCTCGCCAGAACAGCTGGCCGTCTTCGTAGCGGAAGGTTTTCAGCAGGTCTTCCTGAGAGGGGTAGACGATGCGGGCGCCCATGAGCCGTAGATTGGAAGCTTAATAATACAGGAGCCGCCTATTCATCCTGCTCTTCCTCCAGCGTGATAAAGCCATCACCCTGTCTCTCTTCCAGCCGGAGGCGCGACACGCCATCCTGCTCCTGCACCAGATACGAAGTGACCATCCGGGTGCGGAGCCTGATCTGCCCGGTCGTCACGAAGTCGATCGTCGATCGCACCGGCTGCGTTGCCTCAAACGCAATCCCCACGTTCGTGACGATCGCCTCAAACTCGGTCCACACCTCATCGTCGAAGTCTTCCTTGTAGCCCATCGGCTTTTGGCCCCGGCCGGCCAGCGTGAGCTTGGCCCAGAACCCACTGCCCAGCTGCGTCCGCAGCAGCAGCTGGTGAAGGTAGACCGGCATTTCGATCACGTTGCTGGAGACGCCGCTGGTCTCGTCGCACCGCCGACGCTCATAGTCGAAGAAGCAGTTGATCTGGCCCGAGCCGCTGATCAAAGCGCTGTGCTGCTGCCGGAACTCGTCGCCCAGCTCGGTCACGTCCACCGCTTCGCGGCTGGTGTTCAGCGTGAAGCTGGTCACTTCACCCACGATCCGGTCAATGTTGTCCACCACCTGGACTGAAATGGGAATGTCCCGGCTGGGGAGCTGCAGATCAACGCGGCCGGCCACCTCGCCACTCACTGCATCGTCGAACCGCTGGTAGAGGTTGATGCCACCGGCACCATCAACATGGATGAACCACTTGCCGTCCGGGTAGCCGACAGAAGCTGGAAGGTCTCTGACGCGAACCGGCGGGCTTGTGGGCACAGGAGGCACGAACCAGCCGCTGGGGGCGATGAAGTCGAGCGGGCCGCCATCGGTGGCCTTGATCTCCAGCAGGTCGCCGGTGAGCAGCATGTCGGCCGGGAAGTCGAACGAGAAGCGATTGCGACTGGCGTTCACATCCGAGGCGTTGACGACGCTGGTGTAGACCCTTGAACCCGATGTGCGGCGCAGCTCCACCTGCCCCAGCTCGCCAAGGATGACGGTCAAAGCGCCACCCCCTGGAGGTCGCCGCAAACGCTGAAGCTCACCTGCGCTTGCATCACCTCGCCCACCCGGCAGCCCAGCTCGGCAGAGGTCAGCAGCGCCTGAAACGTCACGGCGTTCTCTCCCCACCCCAGCGTGATCGTCACCTTGTCAGCGTCAGTGGCTGCGCCCACCTTGACCACTTTGCTGATCACCGGCACCGGCGCATCGTCGTGGTAGAAGACAGCCATGTTGCCGCTGGCGCTCTTCAGGCCAGGCGTGAAGTCCCGAGCAACGTCGGCCAGGCTTGTGGTTTCCAGCGCTTCCACCTGAGCGCTGAGCGACCACCCACCGACCTTAGCTAGCTGCTGGCCGTCAACCAGCACCTTGCCATCCTTGCCGCTGTAGAACTGTGCCATTAGATGTACGGACCCTCGTCAGTTGGGCATCGCTCTATCGGGGGCAACGTGGGCAGCTCCCCTTCGGCGTCAAGGTAGCCCTTCATCTTCACAGTGACGCTGGATCGACCGGGCACAACCGAACGCACCTGCGGGGGCTCTGCGTAACGCCAGCGCAGGCCGCTGATGGTTTCCCCCAGGTAGGCAGCCAGCTCGCTGCCGGCGCCCGCCAAGCCGTCAAGGGCCGTGAATGTCACCCAGTTGTCGCCAACGCTCTGCTGTTCGTAGTTGCCCAGGATCTCGGCCGTGCGTTGGTCGGTGATGTTGGCGAAGTCCAGGCTCA